TGAAGAATTTTTTATCCGCAATTTGGAATAATCAAGTTGGAAGAGCACTCTTGTGTATCTTTATTGGTGTTGTCATCGGGGCATTGTTTTACCCCTCGAAAAGAATAGAGGAAAGGGAGAGACAAACGTATGAAGAGAAGCTCACCAAGTTAACTGATGAGTATCAGAAAGAAACTAAGCAGTTGCAGGAATCTGTTAAAACATTAGAATCGCAGAAGACAGAGATGCGCATCGAACTCGTTAAAACTGTAAGTAAATTGACGAATGAAATTAAGCAGTTGCAGGCGAGCAAGAAAGAGACATATTATAAGATAGTGCGTCCAGATGGCACGATTGAGATTAAGAAATATACAGAATCTGAGGTTAATGAAACAAGTAAGGTGATCACGCAGGTCCAAGAAGAGTTTAAGCAGAAGATCACAGAGATTCAGGAACAGTATAAGGCAATCCATCAAGAGCGCGTCGAGATCCTGCAGCGCGATTACCTGAAGAAAGAGCAAGAATATAAAGATACGATAGCCACTCTTGAGAAGTCAAAAGTGGTGGAGATCAATGCAAAGAAGTACGGTATGGAAGTCGGTTATTTGAGCAATAAGGACTATTACACTCATGGGACTATGGACATATTTGGGCCAGTGTTTCTTGGCGTGCAGTCTCAAACTAATTTCCTTAATGATTTTGCGATCGGTGGCGGCGTAGGGTTGCACTTCTAATTATGGCAAAAAGAACATTCAAATGCGCATATTGTGGCCGAGTTGAGCATCGGATAGTACAGAAAGATGCACCTCGTGCACTATGTGAATGCGGCAGAACTATGGAGCCCCAGCTTCCTATATTAACGGGGGCGTCTGAGGTGCGAGAGACAGTCGATGTTGGTACTGGTGTTCGTTGGAAACAAGATCAACAAGACATGATCAAACAGCGCCACGATGAATACTTTTGGACCCATGAGGTGCCGCGTTTCGTGGCATCAGGCACATATAGTGTTCAAACTATGCTAGAACAGGGTTGGATATGGTTTGATGATAATAAGCAGATGCAGATCCACACCAAACCGCCGCATAGACGATAAGCGGCGGTATAATAATTACGAAATTTAGGCAATTACAAATCCATAAAGGGCGGTAGACTATGAATTCTGCTATATTTGAAAAGGATCTTCCTAATGTATTATCTGATGCACATAAAGCTATTTTGAACGCCATAGCTTCTCCAGTGAATCATGATTTTTCTGGTCTTGCTGGCGTGCTTTTAGGTTGCTTAGATATTCTGTCAACGCAGGTGAACATGAAGGGAGAAATGACGCTTTATCGCATGAAAAAAACATTAAAGCGCATGTCAGAGTTATGCACGGGCATGTCAACAATAAATCATATGTCAGATGCTAAAATATCTTTTGATGCAGTTGAATCGTTGGATGAGCTTAGTTCTTTTTTAAATTCATTATTTAAGAAGTTCAATAAAACGATTGATCTGTCATTAAATATAAAATCAGCACACATTAATGCATCGCCCGATTATTTTACTTGTAATTTAGGATACTTATGCTGTTATTTTTTGAAACATAAATCCATTGCAATCTTTGATCCAATGACATTAAAAATACAGGTTCAGATGATTGATGATCAGCTCCATATCACGCTTGTTCCTATAGTCTCTAATGGAACTTGGACGGTTACTGATGAAAACATAAAGTTTTTTGAGGACTTAGTTCTTAATATTGGCGGTAAAATTAAATTAGAAGATTGCAACGGCATAACATGCCATGCGTTAACCGTAGTTATTCCTATGCAGACTAATGAGATACAGCGCCGACAGATGGCGTTAACGGATAATGTACAATATCAACAGGTGGCGTAATTATGAATTCAAAAAAAAGAAAGAATATTTTGGTAATTGACGATGACGCTGATTTTTTAGCTGTATTATGCTTTTCTTTAAAAAAAGCAGGATTTACAGTGATGCCCGTGATGTCGGGCAAAGAAGCGCTTAAAAAGGTAGCTCTTGCAGATGCCATTTTAATGGACGCATATATGCCGGATATGAACGGATGGGAGTTATTGGAAATTTTGGATAAAAAGGGCATTAAATTGCCTACGCTAATTATGTCTGGGATCGCGCGTCAAATTGATCAATATCAGATTGTTGATAAGTGCAGAGGTACAGCTCCAATAGTGCGCTCTTTGAGGAAAATTGCATGATTTCGCGCAACGCTATTCAAAATTTACTCAATAAGGGGTTTAATACTAGCATTGTTAACGCTATTCAATCTGTGGTGCGGAAGGATGGCATTTCAGAAGAAAGGGCGTATCACGCCATTTGTAAGATTATCATCAATATAGTGGAAAATTTAAAGCAAGAAATTGAGCCGTACAAGCATCTCGATAAACGAGATGTTAATGTTCAACGGCAACACAACATACTGCGCCAATTGATTTTACATCGTATCGTGTTGGGGGAATTGCCTAATTTTGCTATATCCTCGGCTACCTTATTCCAAGGCGTATTAAGGAAGTTTCGAGAGGATCCATTGCTGCGTGCTTGCGATATTTTTGGAGAAATGAAATTAGACCGCACATTAACGCAGTTCAATACGGTGGTGATGGAGTTAGAGCACCTACACGCCATAGTCCGCGATAAGAGCAACTTGCGGCGCGGCACTGACTATTCTTTTATGTTGAGACGTCTCGCCGGCCAAATCCAGAATATGCAGCACTATCTTCCTTGGCTGACCGCATGCAAATAACGCGACTTAAAATTCATAATATATTGAGTTTTGAGGATGCTGAGTTGCAGTTTGGGCAGACTGGTCTTGTTTTGGTCGATGGTTGGAACGCGGATGCAGATAGGGCTAACGGGGCGGGTAAAACCGCTATCTTTAATGCATTGGCATTTGGCGTATACGGAAAAATGCCACGTCAGATCACGACCACTGAGATCCTGCGGCGAGGGACAACAACTGGATATGTAGAAGTAGAGATCGAGATAGGAGAAGATCGATATCGAGTCCGTCGTGAACGGCCCAAGAATTTAATATTTTATAAAAATAATCAATTAATTGCTCTATCCCAAGATGAATTTGAGACAATACTGCATCTCGATTATGATCAATTTTTAACTGTTATCTACTGTGCTCAAACTAGCGACATGCGTTTTTTGTTGCTCAACGATACAGCTAAGAAAGAGTTTTTATTGACGCTTCTTCGGTTAGACGAGCTTATGGCTTGCCGTCAATTGTCTGATATGGCAGGATCTATGGCGCAGCAAGAAATTGATCGATTACAAAAAGAGTTAGATATACTACAAGCTCAAATCGCCACCTATGATTCCTTGCAATCTCGCGCTGAGAAAGATATACAAAATGATCTGAGTAGCGTGATGGAGCAATCAGAGCGCCTTAACGCATCGTTAATGGGGTTATCTCAAATTGATCGTCCTGATCTTGCCCGATATAAAGAAAAGGAAATTGGACTGCATAGTGCACTTAGACAGATCTTGATCGCGCGAACGCTGCGTCCGCAAAAAATGCAAGAATTTAATGCTATTAGTGAAGAATTAAATGCTATCATCAACCGCGCCCTACCTGTTTGTCCGTCTTGTGGTGTTTTATTGCACGTAGAAGATAGTGTTGTAGTGAAAGTAGATGAAAAGCTATTAAAATATGAAATTGCCAATAAAAAACAACAACTTGAAAAACAACGATGCGTTATAAAAAATGAATTAGATCAAATTGATGAATGCCTATTAAAAGAGAGTTCAATATCACACGTATTGGGGCAGTTACAAGAAAAACAGATAGAAGCTAGCGCGCAATATGACAGGGCACAGCGAGATTTGATAGAACAACGCGGTTTACAGCGATCGTTAGAGCAGCGACGCGCTCAATATGACGCGGAATTGGCGGCATTAGTGGGTATTCAACAGAAAAAAGGGCAATTAACTAGCGCCTCCCTCGAGATATCCGCGCGACAGCAAGTTATGAAGCAGCGTCAACAGATATTTAAGGATATATCGAATATCTATTCGTCGACTGGCGCCATGGCGTATATACTTGATTCTATTATAGAATCATTTAATGAGTTAGTGGCCGAATATGTTGGAATATTATGGCCGAATGCGTCATATCGTCTCAACTCATCCCGCGAAAACGTCGATGGTCAGATTGTTGCTAAATTTTCTAATGCGTTGATTATTAATGGTAAAACCGCAACAATCGGCAGTTTGTCTGGTGGGGAATTGCGGGCTCTTTCATTGGCGGTTGACTTTGCATTAATAGAAACGCTTTCGCGATATTTCAGCATCTCCGTTAATCCGCTGATTTTAGATGAAGCTTTTAACGGATTGGATAGCGTAGGGCGTGAACTCATAACAACAATCCTTGAGAAAATGTCTGCGACACGGCAGATATGGGTGATCGATCATGTGACAGAAGCCAAAACAACGTTTAAACAGATAGTGCGCGTTGAGAAACATAACTCAATTTCTTCTATATCTTCAGATGTGATATAATCAATAATATGGAACAATTATTCACTAAGTTAGAGCAATTTCAAGAATTATTGAAGGCGGTGAAGGCAGCGATACAAATGCCCAAACTCCCAGCGCCAAAAATGCCCAAAACTAAGGGCATGCCAGGTATAACTCCCACCTCGCATAAAGATCCGGTTAAGATGACAGAGCAGCTACATTCCGCGTCTAAAGATCTACATCTAGACGCTGCGAAGCGCGCGAAAGAAGCGCTGAAGACGCATAAGAATGGTCAATGGACGCTTAAGTCTGAGTAATTCCACTTTTATCCATTAAGTATAATAGTCATATGCCTATTCGTTTATTAGCAATAGATCCTGGCGCTTCATGCGGCTATGCTGTTTTAGAGGTTGATGATTGTCATTCTTTGGGGACTATCGTCGAATACGGATTGATACCATTCGATAGATCCTCGCAATATGCTGGGGATCATTGTATTTCTTTGATGGCGGCGTTTAGTGATCTCATTAAGCGGCATAAAATTCAAGAAGTCGGCATAGAAGATTATTTCGCGTCTTCGCGCTTCGCGTCAGGAACTGACACTAATTATTATTATCGCGGCGCATTACAAGTGCAATGTCGTCTATTGTCTTTGCCATATGGGATGTTAAACGCTGTGGAGTGGAAAAAGATGATCGCGGGGCGCGCTGCCCCAACAACTGCTCAGAAAAAACAATATGGTAAGCAAGCCGCTAAAAAAATCATGATTCAGCAGAGTTTATGGGAGCGATGGAAAATACGTTTCCCTAACCACTCAATTTCCGAAAAAACTGATAAACCGATCGCCTTTCGTCTAGACGTAGTAGACGCGGTTGGTATAGCTATTTTCTTCTGCATGCGGTTATACGGTATAGCCCAATATGCCTCTGTAGTTTCTGTCTCGCCTGATGTCGAGCTTCGCGTTTCATCTACGAAGAACTTCACGTATACCGATGCGGTATAACGCCATTGTCGCAATAACTTATGAAAGGAGCCGCAATGAGTGTTAATAAGGGGAAGGCCATTAAGATTCTTAGTCAATCGTTCATAGATAATCATGCTGAGATTACAGAGGATGAGGCCAGCGCGTTGATCGTTAAGTGTGAGCAGCAGATTCGTGAGCTGAAGGACGAGATGAGCGCTGATCCTAAGTTGATCGCCGCTCGCCAGATCGTGAAGGATCTAAGCGCAGGTTATAACGGCGCCGTTCGCCATGAGAAGGCCAAGATCGCATTCATGCTTGATAAGATTGAGGAAATCGTTGAGGAATCAAACAAGAGACAGGCCGTTAAAGAGTAGATATTTAAGCCGTATTAAGTGTATAATGAAATTATAGATAAATAGGGGGTAATGTTATGACTTTGCGGGCAACTTACTCCGGCGCACTCGATACGGCTCTAATTGCCGCACGTAACGCCGGCCAATCTTTGGTAACTACTAACCTTAGTTCTATCTCTACTGCGATGGCGGCGGCCGCAGCTAGCGGGCTAAAGTCGTTCACGTATACGGCGGCGGTATCGTATCAGCCAGCGGACATACGAAGACTTGGGAAACTTTGGGAGGCTTTCTCGACGGGCATTGAGTCTCAGCTTTCCAGCGAAGATATCATGTTTGACGAGATAACCGTTGCATTGAATACCTCTGATCAAACAATCTTGAAAGTCGACCTGAACTTCTCCTTCTAAAATCTTAGATTGCACCGCATAATGGCCCTAGGATGTATAAAATCCTAGGGCCATTTTTATTTGGAGAAATCCATGCCGCGGTTCAAAGAGCCTGCTTTATTGCACGTGCACAGTGCGTATAGTCTGCAAGACGCAGTTCCTTATCCTGAGGAATGGTTGGAATGGTGCCTAAAACATGGCGCCCCCGGTCTTGGGATAACTGATCATGGTACTGCCATCTCTTTCTTTCATGCTACTCGCTATTCACAGTTGATCGAAGATTACAATAAAAAGAATCATACGGATTACCCGTTAGATGCGGTTTCTGGTATTCCAGGGGTTGAGTTATATGTTAAATTGCGTCCGGAAGATAAGGAGCATTATCATATTACGTGTTGGGCCGTGAACAACGAAGGGTACTACAACTTGATGAAGATCGCGTCATTGGCATACAATGACATCGTTACCTATTATGGTAGTTTAAAGGCGCGTGTCACGATGGATATCATTCGCCAATACCGCGCCGGCATTAAATTTGGTACTTCCTGTATCGCCGGGCCAATTGGCAAAGCGGTCATGAACGACGATGCTGAATTAGCTGAGAAGCGTTTTGTCATGTATAAGGAGTTGTTTGGCGATGACCTTTATGTCGAGTTTCATCCGACCGATCTTACGCATGATTTTAATAAGAAAACGGAGATGTTTGAGCCCATTAAACCGACCAAACTAGCGCCCGATGGTAATCAGCAGAAAGCGTATAATCGTTTTTTAGCGATCATGATCGATAAGTACGGGTGTAAGGCAATACCAGTCACGGATGCCCATTTTATTGAGCCTGAAGATAAGATCATTCAGGATTGTTTATTGAAGAATGGCAGTACTAATGGTTGGTGTTTTTATCAATCATATCATCAATTACCCGCGGATGAGATATTCGCGCGTTTAAAGACCCATCTGGGGATGTGGTTGACCGAAGAGAAATTCGAGCAATGGATTGCCAACACGCACGATATCGCGAATCAGGCGAAATCTATAGCTGTTTCTTTCCCCTATCATCTACCGAAGATAGAGATTCCGCTGCATATTCTTGAAAAGACCGATAGTTATGATTTACAGACGTATTATTTCTTGATGGAGAAAGTGAAAGAGCACGGTCGGTGGCGAGATGACCCTGAATATATCGCGCGCTTTAAAAAAGAGATCGATGTTATCATGCGCAACGACGCGCTTAACTTTATCCCCTATTTCCTGGTATATGAGGACATATCAGCGTTTACAAGGCGTTGCGGTCTATTGCAGAACATTGGAAGAGGATCGGTGGGCGGTTCATTGCTGAGCTATTACCTTAAAATCACGCACATTGATCCTGTATTAACTGATCTGCCGTTTGAACGGTTCTTGTCGCACGCGCGTATTAGAGCGGGCTCGTTTCCTGATATTGACATAGATTTGAGCGATCAGGCTAGACCGCTTATCGTACAGCATTTGCAGGAAAAGTATGGTGCTGGGTTTGCGCAGATAGCGACCTTTAATCGCATGAAAACAAAGAATGCGATCAAGGATGCTATGTTTTCTTTATATAATCGCAATAGAAATGATCCAGAAGTGCGTCAGATATGCGACTCTATCCCGGATTCACCCCAAGGCCTTGCAGAATCAGATTTCTTGTACGGCTATACTGATTCTGAAGGCAATTACGCGGTTGGCCATTTAGAGTCAAATCGTCAATTACAGTTCTTTTTAAAGCAATATCCGGATGTAGAGAAGATGGTGCATCGCTTGATTGGTATGCCTCGCGGATGGAGTCGTCACGCATCGGCGTTCGTGATATCGACGATTGATATTGCGAATACGCGCGTTCCGACGATGCGGATGGGCGGCAAAACCAATAACTCTATCGTTACTACGCAATATGACGCTGATATGGTCGGCGAAAGTGGATTGATAAAGGCTGACATATTGAGCTTAAAAACGTTAACTGCGGTATCGGATTGTTTGAAACTAGTTAAGGATATTACGGGTAAGGATTATTTAGAAGAAGACGATAAGGGCATGGCGCTCGTATACCGATTACCAGAAGATGATGCGGTATATTTAGATTTCTATAATAAAAAGACGGATTCTGCTTTTCAATTTAATACTGAGTTAGTTAAAGGGTATCTTCCGCAGTTCGCCCCACGCAGGCGTGAAGATCTCAGCATTTTAACCGCTTTATGCCGACCAGGTGCATTGGATGCTAAATTCACTAACGATGAGATATCATTAGAGGATAATGTCTCTGCGGCTCAATACTACATAGACGTAAGAAACGGTCGCAGAAAATTAAGCTATCTTCATCCCGATTTAGAGCCTATTCTAAAAGATACATATGGTATATTTTGTTACCAAGAACAGGTCATGAAATTCTTAGTAGAATTAGGCGGATATTCTTGGGAGGAAGCTGATCAGATAAGGGCGGCTATAGCAAAGAAAAAAGAAGAGATAATCTTAAAAACCTTTGCTCGCATCCGCGAATCTACCTTAGCCCGCGGGTGGACACAGGCGCAGGCGGATGCTGCTTGCTCGCAAATACAGGCATTTTCTAAATATAGCTTTAATAGAGCCCATTCTCGGGAATACGCAGAACTTGGTTATGTCACTGTATATCTTAAACACCATCATCCGCTGGAATGGTGGACAAGTGTACTGAACAGTGAAACAAAAGAAGATCGCGTTCGTCACTACATGACACTGCTTGGCGATCTGATACAGCCGCCTAATCTTAAGAACCCCGTAGATCGATTTAGCATCGTTGGAGACCGTATAGCCGCCCCAATCAACGCCATAAAGGGCATTGGCCCTTCGGTGGTCGGTGAGGTTATGGCGAAAGGTCCGTTTAAAGATCTTGAAGATTTCGTGAAACGAATAACTCACGTCAAGGTTAATATTGGCGCTATGGCGGCGTTCATCAAAGCGCGCGCTGCGGATGCCTTTTTTGATACTGCCCTCCCCTACCCCGCTGCGCGCCTTCGTTTTATAGAAGAATACATGCGCCTGCGGGGCACCAGCACTAAGAGTAAATTTGACGCATCATTGTATGTCGTTGATCCACTCACTATTTTCTTACAAGAACGCAGCACAAATACTTGCTTTAATCGCACTCTTCTTTCTGATCTAGGCGTTCGCGAAGCATTGCGAAAGGCATGGCCCGGATTGAAGGAAACGGGACAATCTAGTATCCCATTGTTGATGGGCGATATCCCAGTGGTTAACGGCGTTCGTATCGCTCGAGGGTTATTGCAGAAAGAATATGTTAACGATGTCGCGTTTATCGCACTGTTTGAATCTTCGAAGGCCCGTTCTGGCATATCAAAGAAGACTGGACGCCCATGGTCGTTGGTTTCCGTATCACTGTCAGACGGGGCTTCGCTGATTGAAGCCGTAGACTGGGATCGCACTACCGCGCTACACTGGCCTAAAGACTCTGTAATTTATGTTCGTGGCCAATTGAAAGAAGGTTTTCGTGATGCGCTCAGTATAACCGTACATGAGATCGAACAAATTGATTATAGTCATATAATCAAATAGTAGGAGAACGTTATGGCAAAATTCATAATCGTTGATAAGAAGCCTGAAAGGCTAGAGAAAAACGAGATGGTCATTGAGATGCCTAATTTCGTAGACGAGATCCTGGAAGTAGAGTCGACGCTCAGCAAGTCACAAATTCGTCGTTCGGCGATCTTTTTCCTTAAGTCAGTCGCTGCAGCTATTGGACGTAAATATGATCCTGAGCAGTTCAACCCGTACACAACGTTTCCTTATTCAGCATATGAGGGCATTGAGTATCACAACGCTGAGGATCTAAGCGCTAAGATAGTTATTCCGATGTTCGTAAAGTATTGCCCAACGATGTTTGATAAGTATATTGAGACTAAGATTAAGGCCCGCCCCGCGACCGTACAGACGGTTTATTTTGTTGGACCAGAGGATAAGGCGGCAATATTCATACGCCTTAGTTTGGATCGCGGAGAGCTGGAATCAAAGCGTCTCAAAAAGGAAAAGAAGATTTCTGAATAGATTATCTGGTATAATTAATTTACGCCATTAGGCGGTTTTAAACAATGCCTGTAAAGGTAGGAGAAAAACATGGGTAAGATCACGATCAATCAAGATTCTTTAAAATCCCGACAAACTTGGAACAGACATAAGGTGAAGGAAGGTAGTAATTTCTTTCGCTTTTTGCCCCCATTTGGCGATGAGTCAAACGGTTATCCGTATCGTCGCTGGGTCGTTCTTTGGGGCATGACTGATCCTGAGTCTGGGCGTATGCGTCCGTACGCTAGCTCGATCACCTCTGAGCAGAAGTGCCCGGTGTTTGAGTATGTGGAGCAACTGCAGAAGAAGGCCGAGGCCATGAAGCTGTCTCTCGTTTCTGCATCATCGGCGGAAGCTGAAGATCTCAAGATGCGTTTCAAGGCGCTTAATAAGATCATCAGCGCGATCCGCCCAAAGACCGTGTATGCTTGGAACGCGGTCGATAAGGCCGGCATGGTTGGCCTTATTGAACTTAAGCCAACTGCTCATAAGCAGCTCAAGACCGCGATGGCTAAGTACATCCAGGAATATTCCCAGGATCCCACCTCGGTCAACAGCGCTGACGATGATTCTGGTGTGTGGTTTAACGTGACCCGCACTGGTATTGGCTTTGATACAGAATATAAGGTTGATAAGGTCCAGATGATGACCCGCATCAACAACCAGCCGACCTATATTGACGATCGCTCAGCACTTCCTGAGAGCGTTGTTAACAACTGGCAGACGATGGTATATGATCTGAGCTCAATATATCAGGTTAAGACATATGATGAGCTGAAGACTGTACTGCTCGCGAACATGCCACTCATCATAGCAGAAAGTCCTGACGCCTACGTCGTTGGCTTTGAGCCATCGGGCGCCGTTGCTCAGCAAGCGCCTGCGGCGATCGCCGCGCCACAGCCTGTTATGCAGCAGACTGCGCAACCGGTTACTCCGTCACGCCCCGTCGTCCCTAAGGTTGCGCTAAAGTTGGACAGCGCGGATGACGATGATCATGGCTATGTAGTAGCTCCCACGCGCAACCCTGCGCCCGTAGCTGCGCAGAAGGCGGTTAGCCCGCACGATGACATCTTCAAGATGGCAGACGATATCCTTAACGGCAAGTAATATTGACGAAGGTGTAGCATAATGGGCGATCTAATTACCATAGAGACCAGCTTGAAGTCTATCGACGTAACGCAGTTGGTTGATTATTCGCGAAAGATACAAGAGATTGGGGCCATCAACGCGATGATGGCCCCCACTTACTTGCGCGACTTCATACTGGCGTACGATATCACGAACACCATGCTATCTAGAGCTGTTCGCTGCGACGTAGAAGCCCAGACATATCTAGATAAGGTGAAGGCAATTGCTTATCTTGAACGCGCTGGCGATTATTTAGCACAGCACAATATTAAGGAATCGTCGGAGGCTAGGAAGCGCTACGTAGACATAGACCCTGAAGTGTTAGACGCGAGCGGTTTGAAGGCGAAGGCCGAAGCCATCGTGGCATTTCTTAAGAATAAGATGCAGGCGTTCCGAATGGCCCACGATGATGTTAAAAAAATGATATATGGCGATAGTCATCAGAGTGCATATGAAGGTATGTGATAGAAAGGAACGTTAATGTCAGTAAATAAGTGGTTATCTAAATTAGACGATGATTTCAATAAGTTAGCATCATCTATCGATGATGTAACTAAGAACGTTATCAAGTTGCCTTCTCCGTCACTTAATTTTGCTCTGGACAATGGCGGCTTAGTGGAAGGTAAATCAATCTGCCTCTACGGTCCAGAATCTAGCGGAAAATCGCTGGTTGGCATGATCACTTTGATCGAGATTCAGAAGAAATACCCTGATGGCATCTGCATCCTGTTTGACACCGAATACGCGTTCACGAAGGAGTGGTTCGTGAAATTGGGCGGCGATCCAGACCGCCTTGTGGTGCGGCAAACCAATGATCCGACTAAGATTTTTGATTATATATACGGCGAACTTTACGAGCTTCTGCAGGAAGGCATGCCACTTAAAGCCGTCATGATTGACTCTGTTAAGAACATCGCTTTTCCTAAAGATATCAAAGATTCATCAACCAATATGGTGCAAGGCGGAAGCGGTGCTGCGTATCTTGGACCTGTGCTTAAACGCATAATGCCCGTAATTCGCGAATTTAATGTGACCGCAATTTTAATCCAGCAAATATACGAAGAGATGGACCAATATAAGAAGCTCCGTAATCCTTATATCGTGCCGGACGGAAGAGCACTTAAACATTTTTGTGACTACATGGTTCAGATCGACAAGATCGACAAGAAAGACAGCATCGTCGAGTCTGGTAAGACCCTTATCGGTACTGAGCAGCAGATTGGTCATAAGGTACGTCTAAAGGTCAAGAAGAACCGCGTTGGCAAGCCCTACCGCATCGCCGAGTTCACTCTCCTTTATGCCTCTGGTATCGCCAACGTTGCAAACGAGCTATACGACCTCGCTAAAAGTCTTAACATCGTCTATCACCCCGTGAACGAAGAGGGGCGCGCTAATCCCCAGATGTGGCAGTTCGGCAACTATGATCCTATGCGCGGTGAGGACAACATGCGTCAGTTCGTCGTTGGCGATGTTAAGGTTCAGCAAGAGATGATGCTGGCTTGTGAGAGCGCGAGCGAAGATGCCATAAAGGCACGCAGTCAAGCTATCGGGGGCGACGATGTTGACGTGGACCCAGAAGCCTTATAGCCAGTCAACAGTCGATGAACTTGTCTATCATTTTGCTGAAATACAGCATGGCATGGTACGCCCGGGGTATCTTTATGTTTCACTCGACGTTTATGGCGAGATGATAAGAGAGATCGCCGGCGCGTATCCGTCAGCACCTGGTATTACGCCGGACTATAAATCGATGTGCTATAATTCGGCGTTTGGAACATTAGAGGTGGTGGCGGTAGATACCGACGTTAAGGATTTCATCGCGGTCGATGATAAGCGATGGAACGAGAATGAGCTATTGACCCATACCGTCGCCGGTAAGATAGTAGAAAACGCTATATTCGGAGAAGTCGCGTGAAGATCTTAGTCATTGGCGATGTTCATCATAAGATCACCAAGTTTCAGCTGGGGTGCCAGTTTCTACGATGGCTTGAGACAACAATACGAGATCGTCGCCCTGACTGTGTAGTTCACTTAGGCGATCATTTTGACGGTCATTCTGTTCTGCGCTCTGAGGTGCTGGCGGAGTTTAAACATCTTGTGGACGCAGTGACTGCCTTAAATATACGATTTTATTATATAATCGGCAACCACGATCAATTTCGTCCAAACGATAGTCGCTATCACGCCCTGCAAGCCCTTAAAGACACTAACCCCTTGTTCGTCGTGATCGATTCGCCATTCCATATCCCAGAATGCAAGTTATCTTTTATCCCCTTTATTCATGATATCACAAAGTTTCCGACGGAAACGCAAGATATATGCTTCGCTCACCAAACGTTCCTAGGCGCAGATTATGGCTACATGAGACCAGATGTCGGTGTTGATCCTAACGCGATAACAGCCAACTTGATAATCAGCGGCCACGTTCATACGCGTCAGGAGTTCGGTAAGGTAATCTATCCTGGTTCTGCGTACGCGCAATCAGCTAACGATATTAATCAAGCGAAGGGTTTGTTGTTGTTCGATACGGAAACCTATGCTAGGGAATTTATAGAATGCCCGCTCCCGCAGTGGCGTCGCGTAGAGCGTGTAATAACCCCTGAATATACCATCGATATGCTCCACGAAGAACTTAAAATTCTTTTGGTACCGCAGCATCATTGGGTGATATCGCTGATCGGCTCAAAGAGTGAGATATCTTCGTATATACAGTCTACTCGATATCAAGATATTGTTGTTGGGATCGACGTGCAGTTGAAGACGCAGTTCACGGACGCGGTCAAGCGAAGAGTGCAGATTGGCGTGGCGTCAAGCGAGCAGATAGTGCAAGAATATATTGAACGAATTTACAGTGGCTCTATCGATAAAGAACTCCTACTCCATAACGCCTTAGATATATTAAAGAAAGTTCGAAGTAGTAATCTAAGCCCGCAGAAGTGATCCCGCCTTGGTATAATTAAAATAAGGACTTAACATGGATGCTAAATTAGCTGAGTATATAGACCAGCAACGGTGGCTGCTGAATAACGCTCTTATAACCGATGGAGCCAAGAATCAGCTTTTCTTGTTTGGTGTCATCGTCCATAAGAACGTTTACGGCGTTGAGATGGATTTGAAGGCCGAAAGTAAGACGGTCGTGTATCGTTTGTACGTACAGCCGCGCCTACATCGTGCACTAAGGCTTTACGATAAGTTGCTTCCTTCTCAATCGATCTTTAATATGTGGCGCTTGCGGCGCTTGCTTCGTAAGGAAGGAAATCTTAATTTTAGCGGTATGCTTAATCAATTTGTGAAGGATTTTTGCGGACCGCAATGGAGGGCAGAAGTTGATGTTCGACTCGCCCGGGACTATTCTCCTGAGGTGATCTCTTCGAAAACGACTTCTTTGAAAGACGATGAAAAAGTGGCATAATCAGTTGACACGAGATGAGATGCAGGAGATGGTGCTTTATTGCTTGGCCACTGATCGTCCTCTTGGAAGTCTTGATCGTGAGTATCTAGCGATGCATCGCGGTGAAAAGGCATTGCGGCGCGCAATAGAGCGTCTGTATAAATCTCCCGTATCAGAGTCTTTCCCTGCTTTTTGGGCGATTTTTTCAGCGTTCGAACAGCGCGTCATGTTATGGATGTTGTTAGGGCTTTCTGTTGAGAAGATCGCTGATTATAGCGGAATTGAAATAACTAGGATCCATAGTGTCATACAGAACATAAAGCAGCATTCCGCATGGCAAACTATCGCGCAGAAGAAGTAATATGTTAAAACGTCATTTTTCAGATTCGCAGAAATACGGTTTTTCCGAAGAGGAGATACGTGTTGGTACGAAGTATCTACGGAAGAATAAAACTGCAGGCGCTATTCCGCAACCGGCGGATCTAAAGGTATACGAAATGTTCATGCTAGGGCATAGTTTCCTAGAGTTATCCCAGCAGTTCCCCCAGTATCCCATCGGTCAAGTTATCTTAACGGCCGCGCTGCGCGGTTGGAACCACGATCGCGATAAGATGCAACATACGCTTCGTGACAGGGTACAAGCACGCGTGATTAAAAGCGTTGTAGAACAAGTTGATTTTTTAACTACTGTATTGTCCACTGTTAACGTAGAGCATATAGACGAGATGCGCCGCTTCATCCTTGATCCCGTTAACAATCCAAAGCCGTCTTTGCGCATAGTAAATTTAAAAGAATATAAGGATGTTATAGAGACATTATATAAAATAGTAGCAGGAGCCATCCCGAACTCTCGCTCTCAATCCTCTCCTCTTTTCAACGCTCTTGCTCCGCCCGCTCGCAAGGATAAGGAGCAAGTAGAGACTTTATCCCCCGCTCAGATGATCGCGCAGACGATCGAGCCGGCGGAAGATACAGATGACGAAAAAGACTAAACTTTCTTTTGAAACTCGCATGAATATCTTGCTGACGCCTTGTCAGACAAAGCAGGAACTGTCGAATTTTATTCAGTTTCATCTAGGCCTGTCGTTACCTGATCAGATCGTATCGCGCTATTCTGACTCTACTCCAATGGATATGATTTGGGAGATATATAGGATATGCGTGTTGAAGCAGAATACAGAAAATGTTGATGAATTTCTTATAGTTGCAGGCCGGGGGGCGGGCAAAACTCTCTCCATGGCTATTGTGGAATTATTGATGGTACTTCATGATCAACGCGATGTCGTACATGTTGGTGCGATAATGGCACAGGCAGAACGTTGCTACAACTACATTAAAGGATTCTTGTATGCCCCACGATTGAAATCACTTTTCATGCCATCGAAAATTCCCGAAGATCAACGAATGCTTGAAAAATCAAACATGTCGAAGTCCATATTTAATGTGAAAGATCAGAAGATAACGCTAGAAATAATACCGGCTACGCTTAAGGCAACTAATGGACCTCACTCATCTTTTATCTGTGTAGATGAATTGGACACTGTCAGCGGCGAAGGCTTGCGCGCATTTAAAGAGATATCGGGCATGCTAGACACCAAAGGCGGCAAGCGGGCACTGCGCGTTGGTATTTCTACACGAAAAAGCCGCTATGGTTTGATGAACCGTCAGCTAGAAAATGCCGATAAAGACGGTCGTCATGTACGGCGTTGGACCGCGTTAGAATTTACTGAACGATGTCCAGATGAACGATCCGGCACCGACCCCGTCCTTTTGTACGTGATGCAGAACAACATGCAGGCGATCCCCGAGGCTGAATATCTACAAAAGGCGCCGGCAAAGCAGAAAGAATTTGTTCCTTATACTCTTCCAGGTTCCGGTTGTGCTCAATGCCCAGCTGCTGCGGTGTGTTTAGGCGATGCCAAGAAGCAATGCTCTAAATCATTGATGTTGAAACCGATTAAGGAATTTATTAATAAGATCAAGGTAGAAGGCGCAGATTGGGCGTTAGCGCAGCTGATGAACCTTAAACCGTCTGTAGAAGGGATAGTTTTCAGAGAATTTGAGGAGCAGACTCACGTAAAAACTTGGAACGAGATGTGGAAGATATTGACAGGCGTTGAGTTCCCAGGCGAATGTACTCATGACTTGTTCGTCGCTAAGTGCCATGATATGCGCCTACTTGCCTTATCGGGTGTCGACTGGGGTTGGTCTAATCCCAACACCGTCGTGTACCTTTTTATTGATAAGCGAGAGAACGTATATGTGGTGCGCTGTGACGGGATGACCTATGTCAGCCAGCCAACTTGGATCCATTATCTTAGGACCAAGCATCAACCAGTGTATCACGCGCAGTTGTATTTTCCCGACATCGCAGACCAGGGCGCCATCGATGAGATGAAGAAGGCCGGTCTACCAGCCGCAAACAACGTGGATAAAAGTATCAACACCGGCATTCAGGTAATAAAGAAATTTCTAAGAGTTCCTGGCACCCAAGAGGCAAAGATCTTCTTCGCGAAAGAGACCTGTCAACCGCTCATTGAAGAGTTTGGCATGTATCACTATAAGACCGATACGGCGGGCATCTCTACGGATATGCCCGATGACGCGAACAATCACTGGTTAGACGCGCTGCGCTACATCATGACGATGACGTTTGGGAAAACGTTGATGCTTATGAGCGGTGGTTCTGAGATGGATGAGGTGGCGCAAGTTACGGATCAGAAAGGTGATTTTTTAAAGATGCCCACCCCAGCGGAGTTCGCTCACAGGCAAGGGTTGAACATAGATACTACGGTTGATACGTCTAAGTTGGGCCGTTTAGAAAATCAAAAAGATCCAGATGATAGCGATGATGACGGCGGGGACGATACGGGCGGCACTAACTTCTTATGGACAATAGGTTAAATAAGCGCTTAAAGTGAAAAGAGTTATAATAAAGAGTATAATCTAGTTAAGGAAGTGGTGATATGGCTATTTGGGATAAGTGGTTAAAGGATAAGATTCGGCTTGATATTGATGAGCTCATGAAGGCAGATGCTGGGGCAATGCCAGATAAGCCTGAAGAGGTAACGCCTCCCGACGAACAGATCGGTCGCCGATCTATCGTCGAAGACCCTTATTGGGACCAGGTAAGTCAATCCACCGTCTTCAAACATCGTTCCTCCCGCCTCTCCAACAAGACCCTTCGCGATGTATCAATGCGCGACTGGCTCATCAGCGCCATCATACAGGGCCGCTGTGATACGCTCCTTAATTTCTCTCGCCCCCAACGCGACAAGTTTAAGATGGGCTATCGCGTTACCTTGCGCGACGCTTCGGCTCAATTGACCCCGGAAGACGTAGAGACGATCTCTAACCTAGAAGAATTTCTCTATAACTGCGGTCGCCTTGAGAACACCCCTATAGAAGATAAGATGCTGTTGGGAGAGTTCTTTAAGAAGACGACGCGCGACATCCTTACCTTTGGCCATATAGCGGTTGAGAAGATTTTAACCCGCAACGGTGGCCTCCACCGCTTCCGCCCGCTGCCGGGTGAATCAGTCTATCACGTGAACAAGGCTACGTCGAAGGAGCAGATTGACACTGCTTTGCGCACGATGATGGATCGGTTTAAATATTCTGGACCGAACGATCCTAGGCGCGATCAACAGATCAACGAGCGGCCGTCTGAGTATTACAAATGGGTGCAGATATCGCTGGATCAACAGGTCATGGCCGCGTTCGGCGACGGCGACATGATCTTCAAGTTATTTAACCCGCAAAATTTTTTAGATTCATTGGGGTACTGCTATTCTCCATTAGAGCTGTCGATCGTGAACGTCACGAACCACCTGAACACGGAGAACTACAACGCTAACTTCTTCACGCATGGTTACGCGGCGCGTGGCATCCTCCATCTTAAGGGGACTGTCACGCAGTCACAGTTGCACTCGTTCCGCCGTCAGTTCTACAACACGATCAACGGCGCGCAGCATGCTTGGAAGACGCCTATCATCGCAGGTCTTGATGACGTTCAATGGGTACCGATGTCCGGTTCAAACCGCGACATGGAGTACATCAACTTCAACAACCATCTGCTGCGGTCTATCTGCACGCAGTTCCAGATTGATCCAGTGGAGCTCGGCCTTGATTTCTTGACCACTGGGACGGGGCGCGTTAGCGGTACGCAGACGACGAACCAAGCTAAGATTGAATACTCGCGCGAGCGTGGTCTTTACCCAATATTGATGTTCTTTGAGGACCTCATCAACGGCGACATCATACCGACGCTGGATAAGGCGCTGGCGGAGAAGTATAAGTTTGAGTTTGTCGGTTACACAGATGAGACCCCACACTCCCAGATAGCGCTGCTTCAGGCTCAGATGAGCGTGCATAGCTCGATGAACGATCTTCTTAAGGCCGCGCAGAAAGAGCCGCTGAACATGCCAGGGGCTGATCTACCACTGAACCAGGCGTTCTGGGCTATGGTTGAAAGGAATTATACGAAGGGCGAAATCAGAGAGCTCTTCTTTGGGGATAAGGGTGCGACCCAGCGTCGCGAGTTAGCTTACTTCCCGATGGACCAAGCGTATCAAACATGGCAACAGCTCATGTTGACCATAGATCGCCAGAAGGTGCAAGACCAGATGCAGTCCGAGCAGATGGACCAGCAGAAGCAGATGATGGAGAAGCAAGGGCAGCAGCAAGATCAAGCGCATAGCCGCGAGCAAGAGAAGCACGACATAGAGATGCAGCAGGTTCACTCGCAAAACGCAGGCGCGGTGGCGAAAGCGGCAATGCAGGAGCAACCACAAATGCCAGCGGGTTTACCCACGAAAAAATAAGGTCATATGGTAACGATGGAGGATTTGGACGCGGCGGTGGAGCAGCTTAAGGGCTCCCTTATCGTTCATGCCTCCAGCGGGTTCTTGTTCACCATAGAGCAATGGCACTCTTTCGCGGAATTCTGCTATCTTTTAAAGCGTCTCGAAGTTCTTTCCACAGCACAAGCAGAGTCCTTAGTCAACGACTTCCATATCCTTTAAACATCGCGCAATAAGTACATCTCATATAAGTATAATCTGATTAGTGAACCATTTTTAAAAAGGGTTAAACTATGGCATTGATCGTACTTGAAGGTTTGGATCGTACGGGCAAGTCGACCGTGGCCAACTTCTATCGTCAAAAGGGATATGAAGTAATTCATATGTCTGCTCCCGATAAGAAATTCTATGACCCTAACTATATTGGTCCCTCTTACATGGACGAGATGGTCGCGCTGCTGAATTCTTGCGAAGGGCGCGATGTTGTTTTAGACCGATCGCATTATGGCGAGGCAGTCTGGCCTGTTATTTTTGGTCGCGATCCCCTTCTCTCTGAAGAAGACCTCTCCGTTCTCAACGAGATAGAGCAACATCATCACGCAGAACGTATCCTCATGTATGATGCTGACATACAGGCTCACTGGAACCGCATCGTTGCTTTTAAGGAGAAGCTCACCAAGCAACAGTTCGCCATGGCTAATAAACTTTACAGTAACTTAGTGTTCAAGTACAAGTTTAAGAAGATGCAGTTAAAAGACTTTAACTTGACCCCGATCGCTCCACCGATCATAGAACTTCCAACGGTGGAACCGCCTTCAACCCCGACCGTCATCATGACGATGGATTCTAAGGTAGAATCCGATGAGAAAGAGAAGCTGCGACGGGCGAACGCCATCAATCGTGTCCTGGAGGGTCGCATCCTTAAGCGCAAGGGCGACGTCTATGACGCGCTAGAAGGTGAGATAAGGGCCTTCTTAGGGGCCAAGATGAAGGAGTTGTTCCAAGGTGCTTCGCAGCCACCAAGTCCGTTCAGCTCAGACGAGATGCAACTTCTAAAGCTATACTGCCAAAGGATGATCGAAAAGGCTAAGTTAAATAAATAGGAGATAAGTATGAAGAATGGTTTTAGACAGCCACCGGCACCTTCTAAGAAGGTCGCGATGCAGCAGATGGTTCAGATGGTCGAGAACCTGCAGATGGCGATCCGTATCTTGCAGATGTCGATGCAGCAGCTAGCACAGAGCTACCAGCGCATGGACAGCGACGTCGCCAACATGTTCGGCGTTCTCAACGATCTTCAGTATCGCACCCTCGCCATGATGGAGCTTTACAGCGTCGATAAAGAGAAGCTTAACGAGATAGCAACCGCGTTGAAGACAAGAGACTACAACACAGCTTCCGATAAAGAAGATAAGGATAAGGGATATGAGGTCGTGGACGCTGTGGAACCAACCAGCGTGTTGACCGTCACCTCTGAATGCCCAGAAGACCCTACCGCCGCAATTTTTCGCTCAAAGTTTAAGCTCGATGAGTCCGGCAACGCAGAAGCTATCGCCGCGCTTCCGGGTAAGAAAGCGGGCGATAAGGTGGAGCTCAACATCCGCGGTAAGAAGCACATCATTGAGATCCTTGCCGTCCGGAAAGCGCCAGCCCCCGCAGCTAAGGTAACCGCAGCCCCAGTCGTCGAGAAAGTGGAAACGAATGTCGCGTCGTGATGATCGTTTTATGGACCCACGCTGCCCGCGCCAGCTAGAGTGTCTTCCCGATACCTGGTGTGAGCTCGCGGTGCTGAAGTTGAAGGCGTTAAGGAACGTAGGCAAGGAACTCACCGAAGAGGAAGAGGGGCGACTGCCTGGTTGCCCCTTCTTCATCCATCACCAATCATCCTGTTATTGTTTCTTTAAGTATCTGGCGGACTATCTTCCTGAGAAGACCCCGTCAGACATTGAGATGGCCCATCTTTTAGGCGTATCGCCCGAGACGGTCCACAAGATCACTTCTTCTGCCATCAATAAGTTAAAGGGTTCTGGGATGTGCCAAGAATTAGGGGAAGTTTACGCGAAAGGCGGCATATTTTCTGACTCATCCGGCGATGACCCTTCGGATTTATAAGCAATTAAAATCACACTTTATAGCTAACGAAAAACAGTATATGATATAAATATCCATTCATTCTAAATGAGGATATTTATGAAAAAGATTTGTAAACAGTGTCAAGTTGAAAAGGTATATAGTGAGTTTAATTATCATGCCGATAATCGCGATCATTTAACGGGGAAATGTAAGCAATGTATACGGGAATATCGAAAACAGAGAGAATTACGTGAGTTTAATCCTAATTTAGAAGGTAATAAGGTTTGTTGTCGCTGTAAAAAAGAAAAAGCGAAGAATAATTTTATATATAATAAATCAAGTACAGATGGCTTTAACGGATGGTGTCGATCATGTGCTAAAGATGATGCGTTATTAAAAAAATACAATATATCATTAAGCGTCTATAATCAATTGCTTCAACAACAAGGTTTCGCATGCAAACTGTGTAAAACCTTGATTCCCGGTGGCCCACAAGATCAATTTGTGGTGGATCACGATCATATAACCGGACAAGTAAGAGGATTGTTATGTAATCATTGTAATACGGGCATTGGTAAACTGCACGATGATCCGATTTTATTGCGATTTGCCGCGCTTTATATTGAGAATAAAGGCCATATCTTGTAACATTATAGGTTTATTTATAGTGATGGGCCTAATCTCTGATAAAATATTTAATTAGGTGTATCATTTTTATGTCTAATAGACCACTTGAAATCGATTGCGTCGCCGGCTCTGAGATTCGCGATAGCCAAGGCGAGATACTATCTGTTGAAGGGGCTGATATCTCAGCTTTAGAGGCAGGCACCGGTATTTGGAGTGATAACCACAGCCGAGGTTTCTTCAACACCCTTGGCCGCATCACCTACGGCAAGAAAATCTTTAAAGAAGAAGACTGCGAAGATGATCGCCAACGCTATTATTGGAACCAAATTAAAGCCCCGTACATCTATGCTAAGGGCATTTTGTACAGCGATGACGATCATCCCAACGCTAAGGCTGCCGCCGCGATCCTTCGCAACATCCACAAAACAGATTCCCCTCTAAAGATAAAGGCATCAGTAGAAGGCGGTATTGTTTCGCGCGGCATTAAAGATCCACGCTTCCTTGCCCACACGGTCGTTCGCGGCGTGGCCCTGACATTTTCTCCCGCGAATTCAGCTACTTTGGTCGAGCCTATCAACCTCGAGAAATGCCAACACGACGAAGCTGCGGATATGGCCCTAATTAGGTCAGTTATGCACCTAGCGCAAGACAATGTGCCCTCTTTCAGGCAGATAGAGCGCATTGGTTCTGCCTATAAGGTACATCAAAATTTAAATCAAATCTCCGATATGCTAGCCCAGATACGCGGCGCTAAATCCTTGCCGATCTCTATCCCTTCTCCCATGGAACTTACCCAAGCCGCCCTAGAACAAAAGATAGTAGGCAACGTGCAGAAGATCCATGAGGCCATCGTTACGGAGGATTTGATGGAAAAGAATATGAAAGGCGCTATCGCAGGCGCGCTGATGAGCGGCGCGATGACGTTGATGCCACCTTCTCTTTCTGGTATTGCTGAACATAAGAAGCCCGCGATGACCCCAGCAGCTTTCGTAGAAAAATTGCAGGATAAGGCGCCGACTTTATGGTCGATCGCCCAGATAGAGTCCACCGGCGGCAAGATGCTAGACCACGATGTCGTGAAGCATGGGTTAAACAAAGGGATGCGCGCCGGCGGTCCTTGGGGCATGATGCCGAAGACGTTCGCCGATACATTTAATAAATCCCATGCGTTACAGCAGAAATACGCGCAGCTGGCGCCGTTCGTTAAGGATATTGATGCTAATCACGATAACGTCACCAAGGCCCTAAATACCGACCCGCAGCTGGCCTATCTGGCGGCTTCAGAGCTGTACAATAAGCTACATAAGCTACACGGGAGTGATATAGACAAGATAGCACATTCCTGGCGTGAGGGGGTTGCTGGTACCCAACACGCGTTAAAGTCTGGCAAGAAACTTTCGGATCATCCATATGTTAAGAAGCTGAAAGAAACACATCCGAAGCTGCGCAAGGCTTTGATGGCGGGTTACGGCGGAGCAGCTGCCCCGACCAACCGCATACAAGGTGCCGTGATGCAATCTGAAGCATTAGAAGATAATAAACCAAAGAAGATTAAAGGTTTCCGCTATGTTACCTGCGATAAATGCGGCCATGACCAAGTTCACCATAAATACGCCGTAAAATGCAGAAGCTGCAACCAACCTTTCTCCATGGAAACGCTTTTTAAGCTGCTTTCTAATCTCCAATAGTGCTTTCCTTGCTTAATTAATGCAATCTAATAGATGTTTAAGTCATTTTATGGTATTCTATAGAATGAAGTATCAAAGTATCGCTGTTTAGTTATCTTAAATGTCATTGAAGGAGATAAAAAATGGCTCAGAGCAAACCTATTCTCAACAAGATCGCAAGGAATCTCAGTATTCTTGGGATTTCCTACTCGCAGGGCGCGAGCAGCATTACGCTGTCGTCCGGCGAGATCATCAGTTATGTCGATTCCGACATAGCGGCACCGATGGGCGGGGTTAATCCCAGCGCGTCACCGTTTCTCGGCATCGGCGAATGTCAGCCCGGTCAGCTCAAGATGAAGGGCGCCGCTGGGGATAACACCCTCGCAGCGATTTTCGTCAGCGAGATGATCCTAAAGGTGTGGGCAACCCTCGGCGATTTCGCGAACGACAAGATCGTGGAAGCCGGTGATACGTCAACTCAGCTCGCACGCGTACAGGGTCATTCCGATATGCAGAACATGGGTCAATAAGCTGAATGAATTCGCCAAAGGAGTTAACTATGAATGAACAGCTTGTAAAAAGTCTTACAAGCCTCATCGACGAGACGATCGCTGAGATCGAAGATCTCAAGAAGTCGCGTTTCTCCGCCGCGGAAGTTCAGCTAAGCGGTCCTGGTGACGGGATCGCGTCCCTGCAGCCGAGCGGTGAGCTCGAGGCTGGGAAGCCCGCGATGCAGAAGGAAGAGGATGAGGAAGAGGCTAAGAAGGCCGAAAAGAAAGACGAAGAGAAGGAAGACAAGGACGAGGACAAAGAGGAAGAGGCTAAGAAGGCCGAGGAAGACGAGGAAGAGGACGAAGAGGACGAGGAAGAGGAAGAGGCTAAGAAGGGCGAGGACTGTGAAGAGGCCAAGAAGGCAGAGTGGGAAGGCGTGATCAAGGAAGCTGAGAAAAAGAAGTCAATAAAGAAACCAGCGCTACCCATGAAGAAGGCAGAAGAGGACGAAGACGAGGAAGAGGACAAGGACGAGGACAAGAAGGACATGGAGAAGTACGAGGGTATCAACCGCGAAGAGGCCGCGTCTCAGAAGATGCCCGAGAAGTCTAAGTCCGAGAGCACCGACGAGGGTGTGAACCGCTCGGTCGCAGCTCCTAAGGATAGCAAGCCTTCTAAGAAGTCAGAGAGCTACTCTGGCATCAACCGCTCCGCGTCGCCGAGAGACAGCAAGTCAGAGAAGACCCCGTCTCCGAAGTCGCAGCCTGCAGAGGGTTACGAAGTGAAGAAATCCTCTGAAGAGACCGATTCCCTCACGAAATCCTATGTAGACGAGAAGCTTGGTGGTCTTGAGAAGAAGATCAGCAGTCTTTTCGATATGATCAAGAAGATCGGTGACCAGCCGATGCCGCCGAAAGGCGTCCCGGCCGGCGTTGCTCCGCTTAAGAAGAGCGAGACGGAATCCCTCTCAAAGGCAGAGCTTGCTAGTAAGCTCTTTGAGCTGAAGAAATCAGGTACCCGCGTTGATTCGGCCGACATCGCGTCGATTGAGTTAGGGCAGGACTTCAGCGCTATCGTTAACAAATATAATCTGAGATAACAAGGAGATAGACAATGAACGAGATGGTAAATCAGATCCTCAACGGTATCGAACAGGGTATCGTTTCTCCTGAGGACATCGAGTCCTTGAATAAAGCCATCACCGCCGGCTACGGCGGGGCTGGTAAGCCCACCGACCTCGTGTACGGTGGCGTTATTCAGGCCGAGTCGCTGGAGTCGACCCTGAAGTCAGTTACTTTTGATATGAAGAACCTTAAGCTTTGGCCCGCTATCGCGGTCGACAAGGCTTATAACCTCTTCGAGCAGTACAACCGCTTGGTCGGGTACGGTAGTGATTCTTCACCGTATCTCGCCGAGGGCGGGGCTCCTCAAGAGGAAGACAGCACCTACATTCGTGACGGTCAAAAGATCGTCTTCTTTGGAACACGCAGAAAGGTGTCCCATCAGATGACGCTCGTCCGCACGACAGTTGGTGACGTGGTTGCTCAACAGGCGAAGGAAGGAACGATGCACCTGTTGAAGAACGTCGAGCGCGAGCTTTATTGGGGTCATGCCCATTTCTGCAGCGGCTCAGACGGTTCAATGTCCGGTTCAGATAGCGATATCCCCTCAAACTCGCTCGCGATGAACGGCCTTCTGAAGCAGCTCATGAAGGGCGACAGCGACATCCAGCAGCGTTCAGGCGACTTCGAGGGATACGGTGATCTGTCCTCGATCGGTCAAGACCTCCAGGGTCTCGTGATCGCCCAGGACGACATCGAGCGTCTTTGCGTGATCGCACTCGAGAACTTCGGCGCTCCGAACGAGCTCCACATCGAGCCGATCGCCCTCAGCGCGTTCGTCCGTCAGTTCTACCCACAGTTCAGGTCAGCACCCGGTCTCGCTAACCAGACCGTCGGCTACGACGTGTCGAAGGTTACCACGACCGCCGGCGCGATCGACCTGAAACCAAACCTGTTCCTTCGTCCCCGCAGCGGCGTCCGCGCGGTGGCAGTCAACGCTAACGCGCCAGCAGCGCCTGGTCTCGCGACCGCTAACGGCGCAGTGTCAGGCTCGCTTGCTAACAGCACCTACCAGTACCGCGTGACCCTCGTCAACGATTTCGGCGAAGGTTCACCTTGCGCCTCCACGTCGCGCATCATGGCCGGCGGTGAGAACAGCGTGAAGCTTACCATTAGCGGTATTCCAAGTGGTAGCCGGTACGCGAAGGTGTATCGCAGCGCAGCAGGCGGAGCGGCCGGTTCAGAGAAGTTCATCGGTAACTACAAGGTGACTGGTAGTTCGATGGACTGCAACGACATCGGCAGCAAGATGCCGGGTCTGGCCGAGGCATTCCTGTTGGACATGAGCGCAGAGAACATGAGATTTAAACAGCTCGCGCCACTTAGCAAGATCAACTTCGCGATCGTGAGCACAGCTCTCGAGTTTGCAGTTGTTCTGTACGGTGCGCTGTTCGTCTACACTCCGCGGTTCAATTGCTTCTTCAGGAACGTTGGTAAGTAAAATTAAATAATTAACGAATTCAAGTAGTTAATTATCTCGAAAGGGTCAGCTGATGTGGCTGACCCTTTCATTTTTAAAATTCCCTCTTTGTATATTTTTATGGACTGTTGTTATTCATTTTATTAGACGAACAATATCCCGTATAAGGTATAATATCCATAAGAGGATATTATGTTCAACAGGCAGCGTACATTAGAGTTACTTGGCTACGATATAGATGTTTCACGAAAACGTCGCACTAAGGTAGAGATTGCGAATGCCCCTCAAGTTGATAAAAAAGGACAACTCCGCGTAATCGACAACTGTCCACAATGTGGTATAGAGCGCAACATCAAACTCAAGCAATCCCTAAAGAACAAGTTATGCTCTAAATGCTTCCACAATCAAGACTATGTCCTTGCTGCCAAACGCAGTCAAAAGCGCCATCTTACAGAAGAAACTCATAAAAAAATGGTAGAGAATCATTGGGCAAAAAATGGTGGTACATCGCCTTTTAAGGGGCAATGCCACACTGAACATACTAAATCAGTGCTTAGACAGAAAAAATTAGAACAGTTCTCCAATTACACTGATGATCAAATACAGCAAATGCATATCAAGATGTCGTGCTCTAAACGCAATATTTCTATAGAAGATTTCAACGGTTTTGTCTCTCCAGAGAATACTCTTCTTCGTCAATCACTGGAGGGTAAAGCCTGGACATATGATGTACTCTCTAAGGCTAATTTTATATGTCAAAGGTGCTATAGAAGGGGCGGAAAATTACACGCCCATCATAAGAATGCGTTCAATCTGTTTCCTGATCAAAGACTTTCTATTGACAATGGCGCATGCTTATGTGAATCATGTCATGGAAAATTCCACTCTCAATACGGAAGGGGAGATAATACAGCGGTTCAATTTAATGAATGGTTACATCCTCCTTCCTCCTCCAAACCTACCGTCTATCTTCTCATCGGTGCCCCTGCCTCTGGTAAGTCCTGGGTAGCCAACCAATTGCTAGATAAGTTCGACTATATATCTTATGATAACAACCCTAAACAAAATCACCTTGACCTTCTGCTTACTCCTTCTACTAAGTCAAAGCTCTATGACCCAACCTTCAAAATATCTACCACCATACGTCGCCACTCTGACCAACTCGACTTCATCCTTGTTGCCATCTGCGAAACTGAAGAAATCCTTCGAGAGCGCATGGCTTTGCGTGGGGGCCAATGGACAAACACAATAATGAACCGTAACGGTGAGATCCAAAAGCGCTTCCTCAAGTACGGCGCCAACGGCTTCATGGGCACCGCGATCGAGGTCCTCGCCTACCTCCGCTCCATAGCTGCCACAAAATAGCGCCTTCTCATATCCTCCTGTACAATACTGCTGTCTATATCTCAACGCGGAGAAATTATCATGAGCAAGGACCAGCGAGGGCGCGTCTTGATCGTGGACGACGAAGAGGGGCTGCGGTTCATCTTGGGCGAGTACCTTTGCGACATGGGGTTTACCGTGGACACCGCTTGCAGCGGACACGAGGCGGCCGATAAGTTGGTCAAGAACAAGTACGACGTGCTGTTGACCGACATAATCATGCCGAACGGGGATGGCGAGGAGCTTATAAGGGCGATATCCGCGTCTAACCGGTTTTGCGGACTGCGGATGGTGGCTATGTCTGGCAACATACTTGGCGATCTCTTGGGGGCGCGAACGATGGCGATCGACGGGTTGGTAGACGGGTATCTCGCGAAACCGTTTAGCTATCAAGATCTCGCGAGATTGTTTGATACTTTCGCGAAAGGAACGCCATGAGGTTACCACGCTTTGTTCGCCATATCATCGACGGTCGACCGTTTGAGCACATGACGTTGCGCAAGAAGACGTTGTTGATCGTAGTCATCGCGCAGTTTCTTTGTTTTGCCAGCTTCAACACGTTTATGGGCGTGTATTTCAACCAACAACTAGACAAGATAGAGCAAGATCAAGCGACGCATCAAGCGCAGCAAGTTCAAGGTCAAATAGAGCAAGAATTTAATTTCCTAGCCGCTAAGTTAGGTGATTATTCTGGGTGGGATGCTACGTATAAGTTCATCCAAGACCATAATCAGGCTTACCTTAAAAATGATCTAGGCGAGTCCATGTTGGTGATGGGCGTTCACCTGATGGCGTTTGTTGATGATAAGGGCAATATAGTGTGGGCTCAGGGCGCGGACACGATCAAGAGAAAATTAGTGCCGCCCCCTAAATCTATCACCAAGAAGTTTCTTTTAGCAAACCCGTATTTCTCTCATTTTACGCATAAAAAAGATCAGGCAAAGAACGGTAAAGAATCGCATTTAGAAGATCAAGCGCAAGGCATCATCTCTCTGCCGGAAGGCGTTCTTCTCTTGGTTAGCCGCCCTATCCTTCGCACAGATTACACTGGGCCACCGCGCGGTTACATGCTCGCCGGTCAGTGGTTGAGCAAGGAGACGGTCGGAAAGATATCGAAACTTACGCGGCTTACTCTGTCTTTAAAATCGATCGATGATCTGAGCGACGCTGAGTTGCAGCACGCAATCATGGTAGAAACGCCCCTTCCAAATCAGATCATAGTGACTACGCTTTTTAAAGATATCTATGGTAAACCTGCGGCATCGATCATGATGACCGCGCAGAGACCTATCAACGCGCAAGCGCGTAAAGCGGCGGTGTTGGGGATAGGCGGTTCTTTCCTAGCGATGTTCATCATGATCGCGATGACGCTATGGATCGTCGACCGTATGGTGCTGCTGCGTGTTTCTCGTCTGCGCACATTGATCAACCGGATACACGCCAGCAACGATTTAACCGCTCGCGTCTTTTTGTCCGGCGCAGATGAACTATCGGATCTAGCTCAATCTATGAATAACATGCTGGGATCATTGGAAAAAGCGCAAACGCAGCAGGACGTAATGCACGGAAAATTGCTTCAGGCGTCCCGCGTTGCTTCTGTTGGCGCTTTGATGAGCGGGCTGATGCATGAGATAAATAATCCTTTGATGATCATCAAGGGCAACTTAGAGTTATTGGAGCGATCTGATCCCCTACTGATTGAAAATTCTAAGACGCAGAAATTTATTAAAAATCAGGATAAGGCGATCAATGCGATCATCGACACCACGCGGAAATTTAAGAAAATTTTACAGCCAGAATGCGCTACAACAGAACATTTTAACATCGGCGGCACGATCGAGCAAGCGCTACTTGTTGTTGAGCGTGGATACGCCGTAGAAGGCGTTTCGCTTTTACGTGCGTTCTATGCTCCTCAAACCATAGCGCACGGTAATGTTAATAAATTCCAACAGATGATCCTTAATCTGCTCTCTAACGCCTATAAATCATTAAAGAATAGAGCTTCTAAAAAAATTACTGTTCATACCGAGATGGAAAATGATTATTTCGTCATCAAAATGATTGATACCGGTTGCGGTATGGAAAAAGATCATGTGTCTATGCTTTTAGATCCCCCTACCTTACTCGCGCGCGCTACATCGGGAAACGGCATAGGATTGGCCATAGTCTATGACATTGTCCAAGAATTAAAGGGTTCAATAACTTGCGCCTCGCTCCCGCAAGAAGGTAGCGTGTTCACGGTACGTATACCGCTTGCCATGGCGAAAGCGGCTTGAGGCATAAAATGAATGACAATCTACTTACGTTTGATGAATGGGTGAAAGAGCGGACCGCGGCGCTAAGATCAAACTTTGATCCTACGTTGCTTTTTAGCGCGGACGATCTCTCGCATGCTATGAGGTTTGGGTGGGACGCGCGACAATCGCAGATCAACGCGTTAAATAAAACTATACAAGAGTTATCACTGATCATTAAAAAGCTTCGATGATTGTAAGGGGCTAGAAAAAAGAATTGTAAGCAAATGTATCTAAAAGAAGAACAGTCTATATATCTTAAGAAGTGGGAAAAGGTGGCTGGAGTTGTTATTCTTGTATTCTTAATCATTGAATGGACGTTATATTTTATGGGAGTAATACCCCATTGAATAAACCAGGCAAATGGCTCATGCAGTTCATCTTATTACTGCTATCGCTTTTACTAGCATATATCATCACTATGTGCCCCATCTCCTCTTATCAAAATATAGTGAAAACCACATGTCCGGTTACAGTGATCGTCAACGAATCCACTGAAGCCTGGAACGCCACGGACCAAGACAATCTTAAGCATGCCACTCGACGCTGCGGAGCGATATATAAGGATGCGCCCTGCTTAAAGACCTTTACCAAGAAGGGGCCAAGACGATATTGGGCGTTGTGCGGTAAGGCGCCTTAAAATAGGTATAATTATGCTGATGAGACACACGCAAAACGGTTCTGTATTATTAATGACCGCGGTCGTGTTGGCCGTTTGGGCGCTAGGCGTGATCGCTTACTTTGACCCATTAGGTCCACCTCCAGTCCGCCCACGTTCTGCTACCTATTCATGCGTAGAAGGATCTAATAATATTAGTAAGATATACATGTTTAAGCTGAGATGGGAGGGCAGGGTCGTTACTCCGATACGCTGTGAAATTTGGCAGCAGGTTAACCGCACCGATCGGTATAATTTAGAAAAAACTTCAACATCGTGTCAAACCGCGTTTTTATACGCTACCACTAATTGTATGTTGTTAAACGAATAAGAGGATATTATGAGTCCTAAAAATGTTAGTAAAAAGAGTATTATCGTGGCATTCTGTTTAATCATAAGTCTATGCTATGCTGCTTACTATGTTTTTTACCGTACATACGCTAAACAATTTGTTTGCGGGGCTTATACGATCACGTACACGATCCGATCTTATGACAACTTGATAAAGAAATGCACAGTTTGCAGCAATTTTAACAATGTCATCAAATGCGGCAATCCTCCCATCCCCGTATGCGGATTTTTTGTGGCGCCGCTGTTGCGCGATGTGCAAGCCGGGCGCTGCAAAAATACATTGTAATTTAAGCGCGTTAAAACAAGATGGGTTTAAGCCTATGTCTATGATAGGATAAAGATATATTCTTTGCAACGGCTTTCCGCTCGGAAGGCTTACTTATATGCCCAACATGCGCTCGCGTGTTGGGCTTTTTTATTGATATAATGGGGATATAAGTTGAGGTACCTATGCGACGTGATCTTTCTTCATTATTGAAGCAGATTCAACCTATCTTAAAGGCCGTGACCGCACGAGACCTACGATCCTTCCCATCACTGCTTGTTAAATTAGAAACGTTAAATGATCAACTACATAAAGTAAAAACAATTAGGGTCAAAGCGAAGAAACCTCTTTCCGCCGAAGACCAAGAGCGCGCCATTGATATCGCGCGTCAGGCCGCGCACACCCCTGACTCCATGAAAATAGCGATGCAGAATCGTCCACGACCGGTGCCAGAAAATGTAACTCCCCCTTCTCAACCTACTACGCCGGCTTCTCCAAAACCAGGTCCTCAATTTTTAACGCCGACGCCGTCAGCAGTGGCGCAGGTTGCGCCAGCCGCAAAAACGCCGCCGCCACCGGTTGATCCAGAACAAGCAGCCACAGATCCCTTAAAATCACCAGAGGAAATTATTCGTCGTCAGCCGGTAAGCAATGATCCAATGGTTGAGTGGGCTAAAGATCCCGCACGAGGCCGTCGAGAGGGGGAAACTGGTCGATATGAGGAGGATCCTCAGAGGTCAAAAAAAGATCCTAACCCATACCCGTTTCCACAGGTCACCGAGCCAGGTCCCTATGATCCCTATAAGCACGTTCTTGCTTCAGATGAGCCATTTTCTAGAGAAGTATTGGATCATTTAGGAACTACCATCATGCGCGATCCAGCAGTTGGTAAGCAGCATCTGATTGCCGCTATAAGTAAATGGTCTCCGCCCGTTGACCCGCATGTTAGGGAATGGTACCTGCAGATGGCTGAGAAAGCACATCCCTCTGCTGGATCATTGGGGCGCATACGGGATATGGTTATTGGAGAGCATAGGAAACAAAAAGGAATACAGATGGGCGAAGTTCCTGTAGCACCAAAGGTAGGAACGCCGCCTACAAGCGTGAAGAGCGTGCAAGAAGGTCCCCAACGTCCATCCGCGCGCGATCTAGCGCAACCCACTGCCGCTTCGCGCACCACGCATATTGCCAACCCTAATCAAATTTTTGATCACAATGACCTTAAAGAGATAACCGGGCGTATGCGGGGAAAGGGATTGCAGTCCGTTAAGTGGTATTTGAGCAACGTTATCAATAAGGCTAGTCATTGGCCATCAGAGCATAAACAAGATATGCTTGCTAAGTTAAATCAAATACAAGACCCTCGTCACCTTGGCGCTTGGCTCAAAACCGCGAACCAACTGCACGCTAGTCTTCGCACGAAAAGCGCAAGGCCAGTTTCACAAGAACCCGCTGAACCAAAGACCGCAAAAAAGGCAGGATAAACATGTCAGATAAGAAAACAGAGATCATAGAGAAACGCGATCCCAGCAGCGTAGCACATCTGGCCGCTAGCTCGGGTAAACCCCCAAGTTCAAGCAGCGCCGGTAACTTCATCAAAGCCGAAGAGATCTCATTTTCGAAAAGTGGACAGTGGCAGTTGAATAAATACGGCGATGGTATGACAGTCAGTGGCTCAGGTAGCATATCGCCGGATGGTGGGGTTCTCGCGCAGTCAGACCAAGCGCCGCAAGCATCGAGTTCCGCTATAAAGATGTATCATATACACGATGGTGCTCATCAAATCACTAAAAATCCTATGCATCTCGAAGCGATCAATCAACGATTTGGGTCAACTAAAAATTTAGAAAGTAAAGGATTTCGACTTATCCCTGTTACTGCCCCAATGACTAAAGAAGAGATGGAGAAACAAGGGATGGTGAATGCCCCTGCCCCGCGTGTTCCACCAACAATATCAGGCGCGGGTGCGGCATCAAGCGTGAATCGGCCATTAGGGAAATCAATGAGATCAGAGTTTGAGTCGCTTGAAAAGAGAGGAAGAGGGGCAGGATGCCAGTGGTATGGGGAATTTGGAAGACCCGAGAAAGCTCATAAGTCTCGAATAAAAGCGATTTCTATATCGCCTGAAAAGATTCATGAACATATCGATTCTGGCGATGAAAAAAAAGGAATAGCTATTATACATCACCACTATCAACACCTGACTCCAGAACATCATGAAAAATTGGCAAATCATCCCAATGCCGCTGTAAAGGCAGCGTATAAACAGAAAAAAGAAGGCGAATAATAAATAAAATAATCAGAATAGTATAATTATATTATGCTATCATTAAACTACGCGATTCTCCATATCGTCACTCAGCCAACCGCACCAACGCGCGAAAGTTGGGTCATCAAAGAGTGCATGCGCCTATGCCGACATTTCGGCATTTCATACTGGGTTGATGAAGCCGCCAACATGTGGGTAAACGCGTCCGGTCCACATGATTTAAAAAATGTCAAGATAGTCCTAGTCACGCACGTTGATCATCCTGGGATCGCGCTCGATTCTTTTCATAAAGAAAAAGATACCATGATCGGCGTCGGGCGATGGTTAGGCGGTGGCCCTAAACATTTAAAGGGTGCGGCAGTGCATGTTTTTTCAGATTCAAAATATCGTGTAACTGTTGGTGGGATAATCGTCGACGATCAATTAGTTGGCGATGATAGGCGCGTTAAGGTGGAATTGCTTGGTTTAACCCCAAGTGATGACACGGATAATGTTCTTAAGTCGTTTGGACCGTGGGGTGCGCATCTGACATATCCAGAAGTTCCTTCCGGTATTGCCGATGCGGGCGAAAATTGGATCACTAAATCTGCCGATGACCTGATCGGCGTGGCCGCGATGATATCAGCGTTTAAAGATATTAAAGATAAAAAGATGGTTGGGTTATTGAGTACGTCTGAAGAGATTGGCCTAAGAGGGGCATCCGCAGAAGCGAAGCGACATCTCGTTGATCCATCGAAGGTATCTATAATTTCAGTTGATTTCACTCGTGCCGTCGACGATTTAGCGCGAGGTAAAGGACCAATAGTACGCTATCGCGATAAGCACACGAAATTTGATGATAAAGTTATTCATTTAATTGAAGAAGCCGCGTCTCAATTACCTAGTAGTTTTCAAAAACAACATCATTCAAAGGGAACTACCGACAGTACTGCCTTTAAACGGCATAATTTTAAGGTTGGTGGTATCGCGGTTGTGGTGGATAATTATCATAATGAATCATTGAGCGGAAAACCAGCCCCTGAGATCGTAAGCATGCGCGACGTGGAAGCGTTAGTCCAATTGCTGTTTTCTATCCAACATCTTATCCAGTAACGCACAATAATCGGTATAATATCATTGAAGGCGTTGACGTCATTTTGGCAATATAAGGGCAATAACATCATGAAAACAAAGACTTGCTATATTTGCTGCGAGGGAACGGAGGGGGTAGGGAAAACAACCCAAGCCTCCCTTCTTGCTCAGTATTTGCGTGAACGCGGTTACTCTGTCCTGGAAACAAAAGAACCCGGTACGCCACTCTCCCCTTTGACCATGCAGCTGCGTAATATCATGCTAGATAAGCAGTATGAGAATGAGATCACTCCCATCGCTCGCGAGCTAATCAGTCAGGCCATACGATCAATTCATCTTGAGCGCATTATCGTCCCCGCTTTTAAGAGTTACGATTTCATCGTGCAAGACCGTGGCATACTATCTGGCCTTGCTTATGGTGCCGCTTGCGGCCACAGCAAGACATGGTTAAAGGAATTAGCACAGCATATTACCGTGCACAATATGAACCTGTTAAATTTTTACAATTTATACGATTGCGTGATATATTTAAAGGGCGATGTTGCGCATGGTCTACAGAGAGCGCAGACGGCCAAACAAGAGTTTAAGGCCGGCGATGCGATGGAGGCCAAAGGCGTTACGTTCCTAAAAAACGTCGCCGATATATTTGATAATGAAGCCCCTAAATTTCGATGCGTTACGATCGACATAACAGGCAAAGACATACAGGCCGTGTTTAATGAGATCGTGCGTGTCCTAAATCTTTAAGAGGCGACATGGCGAACAAGAAAGCCACCATCCTCCTCAAATATGCTGAAATTTGTAAGAAATTAAATCGCTACCCCACGATGTCCGAATTTGTTGATCAATCGCCGTTTACCAAGGACATGGTAAAGCATCACATGGGGTCGCTTAGTCGCTTAAAAGATCAGGCCAAAGAAAAGTATCCTGAGTATTTTACGAACATGCTTGATGAATCACTCTTTACACCTAAGCATCTTGAAAGTTTAAAGTCGCTTTTGAAGACTAACCGCCGTTTCGTTATCACCACAGCTGTTACAGGATGTTCCGCAGATCGCGCGTTTCTTGGTAGTATAGAATCATACTGCAAATTAAACCGGGCGAAATTATTGGTCTTGATCGCATCTGACCCATCTGCTAAAAATCGCCCCAACCTCATCGACCCTGTGATCCCAAAGAACAGCGTCGTGATATCTGATATCAGTCTTAACTCTAACCTGCATATCAATACGATTAAGCTTAGCGCTAAGCACATTGATCCTATTACGGGATTAGCACGGCTAGGACAGCGGAATGGAAGCTTCATATATGCTAGTCCCAAACAGCGCTTGAAGTACATCGCGACAGGAAATCGT